ACTACATACGGCTGATGACACTAGAAGTGATGTTTCTCTCGACATCAAGTCTAATGTTTCCACTCGTAGCGGAATTTTGTCGCTATTTGGTAGGAAAATGGTTTCGGAGGGCGCACCATTTGAGCGCCCCCATCTTGGTGGGAGATCCAGAGAATTTAAATTCTCCTGGCAAGAAAGAATCGTCCGCATGTTTATTGGACAGAAGGTTTCCAAACATGCAGAGCAAACAGCGTCCAGCCTAATTGATGCAATCAATGATGAGGTGGATGAAGACTTGGAGCTGAGTGATGGCAAAGACTGTAGTAAGTCATCGCCACGTCAGCGCACATCGTATACCGTACAGGTGGCTATGATGTGTAAAAACGAGTTAGCTGGAATTGGCAAGGACACCAGAGCAAATCACTTGGTGGCCCATGCGTACTGCTATAAGGTATTGAAACAGCACAAGGTGCGTGAATCCCATATTAGCAGGATGTTACCGATTTGTGTGGAGTTGGTCTTTGTACCAACAGACACAGAAATCCTAGCACAACAATTCAGGGCGACGCTTGCTGTTGCGAAAGCAGTCGAGGATGGTAGAGGAACTTACTATTCGCGTAAAAATCCATGGATAGGGAATTGGATAGGTGAGAAAATCACCCGTCCTGCCCCATCCGGGCCCTGAGGGGGCCTTGGTTTAGCACCAGTTATGTTATGCAAGCCTTCGCTTGCACCCCAACATAACGATCTTATGGTGTTTAGAACCAGGGGTACCCTCGGGAGACAGAGATCCATTTTTAACTTCATGAATCTTTCTAATGAAGTTAATTATTCTGTCTACCAACCAAATCTCAATGCACTTGAGAGGGCAATTAAAGAACGTGTATTTTATGTACAAGATAAAGACAAGACGTTCAAGCCTCCACCGCAGGTAGACGAAAACATATTCCTCAAGAATATGTCAGTGTTCGCTGCTCACATTGATAAGCAAGTCCAGTTCTCCACCCCGATGAGTTCTCAACAATTTGTTGATTCGTACCAGGGTCGTAGAAGATTAGCATATCAAAGAGCAAAAGACTATAATGACATATTCCCCCTCGTCAGGAAGTTTTCGTATATTAGGGCCTTTGTGAAAATTGAAAAGTAC